TAGGATCGACGAAGTTGTGCAGCTTGAGCAGGGCGTCCCCGCCATTGCACTCGAAAATCCACTTCTCCGTTCCGTCCGAATTGCAATTGGCCGTCAAGGAAATGTTGACGAGGTTGGCGTCAGCATTCATCTTCATCACGGCTTGCACGGTCACGTTGGCCTGAGACGCATCGGCCAGACAGGTCGCGTCCAAGCCCGTACTCTTGACGTGGTTGAGGCCGTCCGTCGCCATCACGCCGCCAGTGTCCGTCACCACCCATGTCCCGCCAATGTCCAGCGCCTTGCCGTTGACATCGGTGTTGTTGGCTTCGGAGAAATTATCTTGCAAAAGCGTGGTTACTATGGACGCGCCGCCGCTCTTGCCCCAGGCCCTCCCCAGCCGCATTCGCGGTTTCCAGCGTCCACGCATCCGCATGGCGTTTCCTTTACAGCAAGGCATACAGGCAGTTCATGTCCGTTGTGCCGCCGGAGTTGATGGAGAACGTGGTTTCCACCAGGTTGAATCCCTTGAGGTCCAGCATCGCATGGGCGATTATTTCGCCCGTGGGCGACACGATATCCACCGACACGTCATCGTTGCCTGTGGTGAGCGAGATGGTGTCCGCGAACCGTTCGGTGTTGACGACAGTAGCGCCCGCCACGCCGACAGCAGCGCTGAGCGTGCAATGCAACTCCACCAGCAACACGGGAATCCACAGTCCGGCCTTGCCCTCGTCGTTCGTCACCAGACGCCAGCCGATGACACGCAACTCGAACGTGTTGTTGTCGGACCCCGTACCGTAAGGAATCAGCACGATGCCGTTCTGGGCCACGGCTCCCTTGTCAGGCGAACACAACTCGATCACGCCAGCCCCGGAGGGCTTGGTGATGGTTGGAACCTTGGAGGGGAATGTGGCGTTGGTGGCGTTGGCAGCCACGCCTGACGCATCACGGCGAGCCTTGACGAACTTCATCGAAAGAGTTTCGACCAGCATGTTGCACCTTTAATTGAACCAACCGTTCTTGTCCGTAAACCCTTCCGCACGAATCAAGTCTTTTTGCGCCCCGCGACTCTCGATGATGGCCGTGCCATCCACGGGGTCGTAAGTCACGCCCTGAACGCCATGTCGCTTGTTGCGCTCCATCACTTCGGGAATCTGATCCTTGTGAACCGCACAGGCATCCGACCGCATCGGCCACGTCGTCTTGCCGTGGAAGGGACCGAGCGCGACCCCGCCTCCCAGAACTTCCTCGATCCGGGAGGGAGTTGCCTTCTGGAACTCCTCATGGCTCACCTCGACGCCATCCACGTAGTAACGTGGCGGATTCGAGTAAACGATCTTGGCGCTCATACCTTGGCCAGTTCCTTTTTCTTGGGCTTTTCTTTGTCCGTTTCTTCTTCCGCCGCCCACTTGCACTCGGCGGGAAGCTCGATCTTGGCTCCGTCCTTGTAAGCCTCGATCCAGACAACGACGTTGTCGTGAATCGTTTCCTTGATGTCAGGGCGGCTCTTGCCTTCGATCTGGACGGCTTCCTTCTGGACCTTGAACCAGCGTTCGCAATTTTCGGCCTGCCTCTCGGCATCGCCGATGTTGTCGAAGCAGCCGTGAATGCCAGCCTTGATGTCGGCATTGAAAGCGCCCCGGTAAAACGGGTGCTTTTTGTAGTAAACGAAGAACTCGTACTTGGGTTCTCTCGGCAACGGCATGGTCAAGCCTTCTGTAGCGGACCAGCGAAACCGTTGGCTGAACCCTGCAACAGGGAGTCCATGCCAGCTTGCTGGGCCTGGTGAGAACCGCCCCCCAGGGAGCGGCGAACATAGTTTCTGGTTGTCTCTTGCGGCATTCCCGCCCCTTCGGGAGCCATCGACCCCTGCGAGGAGCCTTCGACCGCCGGCGGCTCTTGCACCGTCAGAATGCTCTGGATGTCGGGGTTGTCGCGGTATTTCGCCATCAGGGACAGGAAAGCGTTGAAGTCCAGGGTCACGCCCGAACGCTCCGCCATCTGCGCCATCGGCAGGTAGATTTGCGTCACCACCTGGGTCAGGTCTTGCGCCCGCTGAGCCGGAGTCACGCTGCGCAGCGAATAGGGGTCGATCTTGAGCTGGGGCATCTCGCCCACACGCCGGAGCTTGCTGGCGTCCGGCTCGGTCCAGGGGTGAATCTTGCGGGTAAGCTGGAGGCCGGGCACGTTCAGTCCTTCGAGCTTGGTTCGCTGCACCGTCCTTGGATCATGCCAGTGAAACCAGAGCATGGAACTGGCGACCTTGCTCACGAACGAAGTGGTAACGTCCTGCATCGAGGCGATCTGGCCATTGGACTGTTGATTCAGAAGTTCTTCCTGGCCAAGGGTGTTGGCCTGCGGAGCCAAACCGCCCATCGTCAGCAAGTTACCGGCCATGAGGCCCATGCGGTCGAACATCTCTTTCATGAACAAGAACGCGCCCTGATTGGGACCGCCCATCGCCAGTTCTTGCACGGCCTGCGGGCTGGACACTCCGACCAGGTCGCCGTCGTTGGCCTTCTGGATACGGGCGGAATCGTCAGAGAACTCGCGCTGATAAACCGTCACGGTTTTCTGCCGTGCCGTTTGCCGGACCAGCTTGCGGTAGGTTTCGTTGATGGCTTCGTGAAGCTCGACAATGTCTTGCACCGGACCCTTGGGGAAGGGATTGCCTGGAATCCACTGATAGCCAAGGATGTGGTAGGGTCCGTAATCGGGGCCGATCCAATCCTGCTCGCCAAGCGGCTTGATGTCGCCGCCTTCCCAGACACCCTGCGGGCCGGACATATCATCTTCGGAGAAGGTGTAAACGCAGCGGCGGCTTTGGTAATAAATCTCCCACAAGTCCACCATGTCCTCCACGTCCTCATCGGTGCCAAGCCAGCTCCGCCCGATCATGCCAACCTTCATATCGCCCTGACGGTTGTAGGGCTGGTGGCGTGATGGCTGCAAGGATTCGCGGGCCTCCTTGTTGAACAGCTTCGAGTCCTTGACCGATTCCAGGGGCACGCGGTAACGGTGGCCGATGTATTTGGCCTGGGAGAAATTAGAAGCGTGGTGATCGAAAACGAAATCGTCCAGGTCTATCAACGAAATCCAGGGCTGCCCCGCTTGCAGGCCCCAGCCGACATTGGCCGCGTCCCACGGCGTGGCCAGAGCGACCTTGACAATGCCGCATGTGAACAGCGCATCGGTCACGACGCGCTGCATGATGTCGGCGAAATTGATGTGTTCAAATTCTTGGTTGAGCCAGCTTTCCATCGCCGTGACGACCGGCTTGGACGCTTGCTCGAATGTGGACAGGCTGCAACGCGGATTCTTGGAGATGAGATTGCGACCGACGATGTTGCAATACAGGGAAATGGTGTTGATGTAGGTGCGCTTCTCGGCGGAATCGCGCGAATAGCGATGACCGGCGAGATGTTTGACCGCCCGGACTCGTTCCTGGCGGAAAAACTCCATCACATACCGTGAACGGTCTACTCTGGCGAGCAGTCGTCCGTAATCCACGAGGCGTGCCTAACTCTTGGTCTTAGGCCCACACCAACTCTTCCATCTCACGTTTCTCGGCCAGTTTTCTGCGGCCCTCGAACGTGGTCGTGTCGATCCAATCATCTTCCCGCTTTTGGATGCTTCTGCCAAGGCCGATCTCTTCCACCATCATCCAGGCCAAGGCGTCCGCTCTGGGAATGTCGCCGTGGTGGATTTTCGCACCCGAACCAATCTCGCCCACGGCCTTGGGCTTTTTGGAGCCTCGGTACTCGACTCCAGTGGCAGTGTAAACGAAATTAAGGCAGTCGTCCAGCGCTTTGAGGCTCGTGTTCAGGCACTTCTCCTGAAAAAGCCCGTCCCGGTAACGCTCCATGAGCGCCTTGATCCCAGGCTCCGAGGCATTGTAGCCAGCCTTGCCGCGCAGGTTGACCGGCCTGCCAGCAGCCGCTTCATCACGCTGCAAGTAGTAAGGTCCGTAGCCTATTTCCCGCATCCTTTTGTCGATCACCTGCGAGCCTTGGATTTCCCAGGCCAACAGGGGATGGACGCGGTCCTTGTCCACGATCATGCGGCAGGCTGCCGCCACGAAGGCCGCGAACTCCGCCGGGTAAATGAGGGCGTAGGCATACTCCAGCACCTTCTCACCCGTGTCGGCGTTGTAGATGCAGAGCGTGCTGGAGGAAGCGCCTGTTCCGGCTGACACGTCCATGCCCGCCGCCGCGCGCATGACCGGCAGCTTCGCCTCCGACGTGGGCAGAACCCACAGGGAAAGCGGCCCAACCGGGTCTTGCACGAGACGAATGGGCGTGCCTTTCTCCTTGTCGAAGATGAGCTTGCCCACCCAGGACGGATCGCGGGTCCACTTCGTTTTGAGAACGGAAATCTTGAACGAATCGAAGAATTTATCAGCCGCGCCTCTGGGGTCGATGTCCAGATTCATGGCGATGTCGCGTTGCTCACGGCGTCGGCACTGCTTGTCGTACCACGGCGAGCGGATGCAAGGGAATGGCCCGCTTTCGGGCTTGGGCTGCATCACGAACTTGAAGTCAGGCGCATACACGAACTGCTTATCGAGGATTTCCACCGTGTTGGTGGAGTCGTCGTAGCGGTAAAGGCCCTTCCGCTTGGAGGGATGCTGCGACCAGTGGGTCAGAACCTCGCGCATCTCGGCGTACTTCTCGTCGAAGCACAGCGAGTAGAACATGGACCCCGGCCCGTCCTTGTGGGTGCCCACGAAGAGGCGGCAATCGGCGGTGTCCGAGGTCATCGAGTAGGTTTCATGGCCGTTTTTGAACTGGCCGAACTCGTCCACGAGCATGATTGTGGCGCGTCCACCGACGCCGGAGGCGGGAACATTGGCCTCGCCGGTCAGGCTGGAACCGGTTCTGACGTAGAAGAAGCTGAGCTTGCGCTTTCTGATTTCGCCCGTCATCCACCGGGGCAGATGCTCATGGATGAAATTCACCTTCCAGAAGAGGGAGTCGCTTTCATCGACCTTGTCTACCGCGTCCTCGTCTCTGGACAGGGCGTAGCCCTTGACGTTCCAGTGAAACAGGCACAGCCAGACCAAGACAAGCAGTGCCAGCCACGAGGCTCCCATCTCACGCGACTTCTGCCAGCGAATATCCTCCTGAGCATCTACCGCACCCAGAATGGCGCGAACCGCCTCGATCTGGAAGCCCCAGCAGACGAACGGGCCTTTGAGTCTTTTCTTGGGATTGGTTTGGATGGCGAACGTGTTGATCCAGAAAATGCAATCTTCCTTGCACATCCGCATGATGCCCGCCCGGAACAGCTTGTCCTTGCGGCAGCGACGGATGACCCGCCTTCTCCAGTGAGCGGTGTTTTCGCGTGGTATCAGTTGATAATGCGTGGCAGGGGAGAGCATTTACGATTTGGCGTCCTGCTTGGTCTTGGCTCCATCGCCGGGGTTCATTTGCTCGTCCTCCCCGATCTGGCTTCGTCCGCCCTCTCCATAGCTCTCACGATATTCGCCAGTTTCCTCAACTGCCGAAGTTCCTCCATGCAGGCTGCTATTCTCTTCATGATTTCTGCGTAGGAAGGAAGCTCTTTGAATGCCTTGGCAAAGTCAATTGGTTCTTTGTTCACTGCGTCCTTTTTTCCTTGCACAGCCCCTCGCCTTGGGGTAAAAAGAGAGGGCCAGCCAGAGTGTGAATCTGAACTGGCCAAGCTTGGTGAGCATGAACGCATCATACGTTTTCACCAGGCTCATTGCAACCGAAATTCACAAGGCCCCTTCCAGACGGCCCTACATAGACATCTGGACCAGGCTGTAAACCCTGGAGAAAAGCACTGTTCAGGAACCTCGGGCGCTACTAACTGACGACGCCCTTAAAACATGAACGCCTCTTTGCTGGAACACCCCTTCTGGCCAGGCAAGGACTCCTGACATGGACACACCGCGAAACCCACCCGCGAGTGGAAATAAGCCGTGTCCCTCCCCAGCCAGCCATCCATGACCCTGGCGCTGGCTAATCCACCTCTTTATTCTTACATGCGCGCATTCGCGTAGCGCAGCGAAGCGAAAAAGAAGACTGAATCAGTCCTCCAACTCCCACTCCCTATTCTTGATCGCCTCCAAAACAACCGCCAGCGCGCGATCGGAACCCTCATCCACCTCCTCCTCCACCTTCGAAGGCTCAACCTTCGAACCCGCCTGCTTGCCACCCGCCCGATGCGCTACCTCCGCCTTCTGAAGCCTGTCCATGAACCGGTCCGGGTCCGCCTCCCATAGCCGCCTCAAAGCCGCCTGACCACGCGTATCCTTCGAGGCATCTGTCTCCTTGTACACGTAACGTAGGTCGCTGAGGAGCTTGGAGACAGGTTTACGGCCCCTCTTGCTCCCAGGCTTGAGGTTCGCCCTGGAGCGTTTTTGGGCGTCGGTTAATTCCCGCGGTTCTTCCGATAGCGTGTCGTTTGTGTCCATGACACGCATTCTAACCGAACTGAAACGCAAGTTCAACCAAATCGAGAGCTTACGTCAATAACATGGCAATTCCCATGTTTTGAGCGCAATCCCTTCACTTTCCACCAGGAAAGCGAGCGGAAAGTGAGCGTCCGTCACGTGACGGCGCTTGGCGTAACTAGCACCTTATTTACACCATTTTTACGCCATTGGTACGCTATCGGTACGCCAGTACCGTTACGGTAAGTCGTTGCTAATTAGGGACATCGGGGATAACCCCCCCCCACCACCCTCCACGCGACCCCAGGGGGTCTGGCTCAATCCTGCCAGGATCGCGCGCGCCCGTTGAACTGCATGAAAACTTGACGCAAAGCCAAGGGCAGAAGCCAGTTCACGGCAACGCATAAGCGAGCGCTTATACGTTGTGGACGGCTGATTGAGGTGAAGGGGATACCACATGTCCACCAAGTTGCACACTCTGAGCTACTACATTGGCGACCGCGAATGTGCGGTATTGATTGGCACTCTCGTTGAGTGCTGGGCAGAGAGCAACCGGCAATGGGCAAGTGGCAACCGTGGCACGGCATACTTTACGGAGGTTTGACCCACATGAGCGCAACACTGCTAGCACGCATCGCAACGACCGAACTGACGCCTGACGAGTGCCAGGCTATCAGCGCCATCCTTGAGGAGGCGGAGGAGCTTGACGAGCGGCCCTTTGTCATGGAAGAGGGCTGGGACGAGCTGGATTTGGACATCTAGGGCTTGCGGTAATGGGCTAGGTGTGAGCTAGCCCGCTGCCATGTGCCTTTAACCTTGGAGGGAGTTATGAGATACGAGACTTACCGCAAACGTGGCCGTGGTTGGGAGTATTTGGGAGAGCGGGACGCTAACTCTATGCGTTCAGCAGCTCTGCACACTTCCTATGTCCACAACATCAAAGTGATTGCCGTCCGGCCAGCTGGCAGCCGTGACAAGAAGTACATCTATCGGTTCAAGTATGTTGCGTCACTGGCCTCTGGCGTTTGATCGGAGGGCTTGACATGCTCGCTGTCTACGTGGCATTGGCACTAGCTTGCGTTGAGCTAGTGCTACAGGCGTACCAGTGGACTAAGGACGCCCCATATTGGGGTAGGAGGGTATCGTGATTGCAACAAGACGCAAGTATCAATTCCGCACACGGCAAGCAGCGGAAGACGCAGCTCGCCACTGTGCCGATGGCAGAGACCTAAACTCCGTTGCCTTCAATGCGGCCATAACTGGGCAAATCAAGTGGCTTGGCAACGAGACGTTTGGGGATGGCGCGAACGGTCATTATCGCTTTGGGGTAATCCCGCGCTTCGCCGAGACGATTATCGTTGTCGTGTTCTATTGCCCTGCCACTGGCCAAAGCCCGCACGCTTGCGCCTACCATGAGGAATGGCTGCAAGCCGAGATTGACCGCTGGGCAGGGTCAATGCCCGATGACAAACTGCAACGCCAGTATCGTGAGGGGCTGTACGCTGTCCGGCAATTAGTTAACGACACAAGACCTTGACACAATCCCCACCAACGGGACGGGTAGCGTCGTCCCGATTGTGGTGATTGAATCAAACCTATGAGGTGAGTTATGGTCGTGGACAAATTGAGAGTATGCCGATTCAAGCCCTATCGCAAGGACATGGGGCCAGTGTTCAAGCTAACCACATGGTACACAGGCCGCACGGACAGCTACGGCAAGTGCATCATTGGCTATCGGCTTAGCATGGGCAAAGCGCGTGATTGCAACGTTGTAGGCAATCCTGCCGTTTGGAACGTGCTATTT